AAAGAATGTTACAGTCGTAAACAATACAAAGAATAAAATGTGTATTGAACGATGGTTACAGTGTTATAACTACCCAGAAGAGTTTAAGCTCGTTTTAGATGATGATTTACTTCCATCTCCTCTTTTGATAAGAAAGATGCTAAACAATAACCAGACTATAGTTGGAATCTATGGTAAGTCTAATGTTTTCAAGGCCTCACGATATGAAATGCTCAATGACCACTGGTGCCAAGCAGCAAGAGTTGATTTTCTTGTAGGTTCTGTGGTAATGGTTAAGCAAGAAGCGTTAGATAAGATTAAAGATGAACTAGTAAAGTATGAAGGTTTAGTACGTGGGGATGATATCGTAGTCAGTTATTTAATTAAAAAAGCATACAACTACAAGTTTTTAAAAACTATTTCAGGTTCTGTTCTATCTCTACCTGAAGGAGACGTAGGCTTAAATAAACACCCCTCTCATTTTAAAAAACGCTGGGAGGTGCTTCAAACATGTCTGAATTAAAAAGATTTCCAATCAAGTATATTAGAGATTATATTAAAAAAGATTACAAAATTCGTGATAAATGTTATATATGTGGATCAGAAGAAAATCTTGAACTGCACCATTTGTACTCTGTAAGTCAATTATTTGAGAGGTGGTGTTCAGAAAATAAGGTCACTGAAATCGATACTGTTGAAAAAATTACTTCCCTTCGGGAGAAATTTGCTATAGACTGTAAGGAAAGTTTAGACCATCACAACTTATTCACTCTTTGTAAAAATCATCATCAAAGATTGCATAACATTTATGGGCAAAATTATTCAAACCATTTGGCACCTAAAATAAAAAATTGGTTAGATATTCAAAAGGATAAACATGGCTGAGTATGAAGAATTAAGAGGCATTAGAAAGTTTGTTGCAGATAGGCTAAAGCTTAACCCAGCTCAACCATCTATTGCATCTTTAGAACCTTTTGCATCTCCAGAAACAATTGTAGACTATGAACAGGCTTATCGTGAGATCGAAGTCGTGCATCGTTCTGTTGAGATGATTATTAATGCTCTTTGTGAGATTCCGCTAAACATTTCTGGTGGTTCTGCAAAAAAGGTAAACAAGCTTTTAAACATTAAACCAAATCCCTTTGAAGACAGAGCAAGATTATTTAGACGTGCATTTTTAGATTTTCAATTAGATGGTAATGCGTTTTTCTATTATGATGGTGGTGATCTTTATCTATTACCAGCTAACGATGTAGAAGTAGTTCCTGATGATCGCGCATTTGTTTCTCATTATAATTATCTAGTACACAACCAACAAGCACAAGATTTCTATGGTTTTGGTAGAGGCAAACAAACTACTAAATCTGAATCAATTCGTTTTGAGCCTTATGAAATTATTCACGTAATGGCAGAAAATGAATTGTCAATCTTCAGAGGTGTTTCAAGATTAAAGCCAATTCTTAATTTAATGGAGCTATATTTCTATATGATTAAGTTCCAAAGACAGTTCTTTAAGAATAACGCTCTTCCAGGTTTTGTTCTTACTACTGATAATATCCTTTCAAAAAGAGTTAAAGAACGTTTATTAGAATCATGGAGAGCTTCTTACACTACAATCTTTGATGGTGCTCGTAATCCAGCTATTTTAGATGGTGGTTTAAAGATTGATGAGTTCTCAACTAAGTCTTTTGATCAGTTAGATTTTGAAAACTCTATTGAACGTATTCAGCAAGATATGGCAAAGGCAATTGGTGTTCCTTACGTACTTCTCAAGTCAGGAAATAATGCTAATATCGATGCTAACCAAAAATTATTCTACTTACACACAGTACTTCCAATTTTAAATCAGTTCTGTTCTGCTTTCTCACACTTCTTTAATGGTGGTGTTACGATCACTCCTGACAAATTAGCAGTTCCAGCACTACAACCAGATAACAGAACTCAGGCAGTTTATTATTCTACTCTTGTAAATACAGGAATTATTACCCCAAATGAAGCTCGTGAGGGATTAAGATTTCCAAAACTAGAAAATAATGATACTATAAGAGTACCACAAAACATCACAGGTAGCGCAACAGATGCTACCCAAGGTGGAAGACCCTCAAAAGAGGAATCTACTAATTTAGAGGAAATTACTGATGAATAAAACACTTTATTTAAACAGTTCTTTCGAGACCAAAGCTTTCAAAAAAGGTTCAAAATCTTTAAAGATTGCTGGTTATGCGAATACTACAGCCAAAGACCGTGCTGGTGACATTGTTACCGCAGAAGCATGGGCTAAAGGTGTTGAAAACTATCGTCGTAATCCAGTTCTTCTTTATCAACACAAGCACGACAACCCAATTGGGCGTGTTGATAACATCAAAGTTGATAAAAAAGGTATCTTTGTTGAAGCTGCAGTTAGCGAAGCTGCTGAAAAGACACTTGGCGTACAGACTCTTATCAAAGACGGTGCGTTGAAAAGCTTTTCTGTAGGTTTTAGAGTAAAAGACGGTAAGTATAATCGTGAAGATGATTCAATGCTTATCACTGATGTAGAGTTACTTGAAATCTCTGTGGTTTCAGTACCTTGTAATCAGGACTCTCTTTTCTCTATTCGTAAATCATTTGATTCTGACGCAGAATTCGATGAATTTAAGAAGTCTCTTAAAGAAGCTGATTCAGAAGAAATCAAGAAGATGCGTAAAATTCAAGCTGGGATCACCGACATGAGCAATGGTCACTATCATACAGTTGAAATGGATGATAGTGGTAATGGTGTAACTACCTACGCGTCTCATATGCAAAACCACGCTCATAAAGTTATTGCTGGCAAATTGCTTGCGGCTGAAGATGGCCACACTCATGATGTCACAATGGCAGGTGTTCCGATTCATAGCATGGAGGAGGGCGAAGTTGTAAACGAACGTCCGTTGTCTCCAACCGAGGAGGAAGCAATGATGAATCCAAAATCTGAAGAGGTTGTGGAAACTAAAGATGACATCGTTGAGGAAGTCAAGGAAGAAATCGTTGACGAAATCAAAGAAGATTCAGTAGAAGAAACAACTGAAGTCACAGAAGAAGTTGAAGCTAAATCTGAGACAGAAGAGGTTGAAGTCAAAGCAGAAGCCGCGGAAGAAGTCACTGACATTGAAAAGGATGATGAAGAAGAGGAGCTCGAAATTCGTGATCCTAATGAATCAATTCCGTTCACAAACTTGCTTTCCGAAGACGCAAGTGCACTTCAACACGGTGATCTTGTAAACTACAATGAAAAAATGTTTACAGTTACCAAGATCGCAACAGGCCAAAGCCCAATCTTTAAATTTTTAGAAGTTGACGCTGAAGGCAAAGACTGTGATAATGTTCTTAATGTGAAAACAGACGAACTTTCACAAGTCGAAAAAATTCAAAATAGTGAAGACGCGGTTACAAGCGAAAGTCTGACTAAAGATCTTCACGATCATTCTACAAAGGAGAACGACAACATGGCTGAACAAGTCGTAGATACAATCGATCTTACTGGTGTTGGTGCTGAAAAGTCACACGATGCCGAGATCAAAAAAGAAGCACCTCGTGCTCAAGTGTCTGAGCCTGCAGTTGCTGAACTAGTTAAAGAGACTGGTGAAGCTATCGTGAAGGAAGCAGACGCTGCTGATCAGCAAATGCTGGTTAAAGGTGATAGCGATAACGCATACACCCCACGTGAATCTGAGCAAGTTGCTGAACTTAAGGCACAGATGAACAAGTATCAAGATGAGATTGCTGCACTGCAGCGCTCAAAGATGCACTTCCAGGAACAGAGCCGTAATCAGGCCCAGTATTCTGAAAAAGAAATGGCTAACGCCGTTCTGGTCGCAAAGCTGTTAAACAAGCGTGACGTATTTGACACCAAGTTTGGTGCAAGAATGAAAGCTGTTACTTCAGTTGACCAATTCTTGAGCAACTTCTCAAACAACATTTACACAGAAATGGAACAGCAGTTGGTTATTGCTCCAATGTTTAACCGCATTGCTGTTGACGCAAAAACATTCCGTGTACCAGTTGCCGATGAAGACACAGACGGTGATGTAGCACAGTTTGCTTCTGGCACATTTGCCACAGGCATCGCTGATACTACACGTGTTCCGACCTCAAACCAGAACACAATCGCGTCCGTAGACTTCACACCACACAAGTTTATGGCAACAACACACCTCGCAAAAGACGAAGAAGAAGATACCGTTCTTCCTCTGCTCGACTTCTTGCGTGCTGCTGCAACACGTCGTCTCGCACGTGCCATCGATAAGGCTATCCTTCGTGGTACAGGCGCACTGACTGGCTTCACCGCACAACCAACCAACGCTATTACAGCAGGTACTGGTTATGCTTCTGTCATCGAAGGTATTACTAACCTGACAAGTGACGTAGGTGCTGGCCTGACAGTCGATACAGGTTCTGCCAACGATAAGGCTGACCCATCAGACATCGCAGCTGCTCGTACAAAGCTTGGTAAGTATGGTCTCCAGCTTGGTGAAGACCTTGTATACTTAACCTCAATTGAAGG